AGCCGCCGTAGTTCGCGCCCCCGGATGCGGCCAGCCAAATCTCCGGCTGGCCGGCGAGCAGGATCGGCGGCTCAAACACCACGGGCGTGACGACATTGCCCGGCGAGACATTGGTGTTGATGCTGTAGCCGGTTTTGGGCGGGGGCGACACGGTCGGCGCCAACCCCGCGCCTTGGGCAAAATCCTCGGCGGTGATCGTCATCACCCCGCCGGGGGCGTCTTCGACATCGAGGATGCGCACCGGCACGGCTGACATCCCGAGGCCGGCATGCGTGAGGGTGACGATATCCATCGGCTCAAGCCGGCAGTAACGCCAGCCCAGGCGGAACTCATAGGTGTTGAGCACATAGAGCCCGCGCTGGAGCTGGAGCCACGCGACCGTGGTAGCGACGCCGGCCGTTTTGATTGCGTCATAGTTCTTCGTGCTACCGGGACGCCGGCCATACTGCGCGATGTGGGCGTCGTCCTGCGCCTCGACCGGGCTTGAGGCGTAATCCTGCTCCCGGTCCTTGAACTCGATGCGCAGGGTGTTTTTTTGATCGGCCGGCGCCTTGCGACTGATCCTGATCGGCATGGTTTCGCCGTCGACGGGCAAAAAATCGTCGTCCGTCAGGCCGTAAACAGGGGCGATATTGGGCGTGTAGGTGTAGCCGTTGGCCGTTTTTGCCGTGTCGCCGAAGGGCACCACTTTAAGCACGCCCTCAGACCAAAATGGGGCCGAACAGGTCATATCGAGAATTTCGCCGACATGGTCGCCGGCCCGCTGCTGCTGATCCATGAGCGGACTCAACAGCAAGCCATAGGCCATGCAGAACGTCGTATAGCTTGTGAGATCGCCGATACGCGCGTAGGGGTAGCCCACGTCTTGAAGCACGTCGGTGACCACCTGCCACGGACCGGCATCCGGTGTGCCGGCAATGCCAGCGCTGGCTGTCACGACCTCGAAGGATAGATTCGGCAGCGTGGGCGTGCTGCCCAAGATCGCGTTCGAATAGCCGACCCACACAACGCCCGGATAGCCCATCGCATCGGCCGGATGGTTGGCCGTCATGTACGCCCAAGGCGACTGACTGAGCCCGCCCGTCGAAAAGCTTGCGTACTCGGGCAGCGGTCCTTTGTACTTGCTGGCCCAACTCGTGGGAATTGCGGTAACGGCGTTGTCGCACAGCGCGACCTGCAGCGAGGTGCTATAGCTGTAGCCGGCGACATAAGACCCGCCGCCTTTGCCGCCCTGCCCTTCAAGTTCTTGGGCAACAAAATCGCCGTACCAGATCAGATTGCCGGCGATGCGGGTTGTGCCCCATGCACGTGGGATCGTGACGCCGTAAGCGCTGGTCTGCACCGACAGCGTGCTGACTTTTTTAACGCCAGCGGACGCCGTCGGTTGAGCCCCGAAAAAGGACATGGTCTATCCCCAAAAAGTGTAAAAGCGCACCGCCCGGCCCGCAAGCTGGGCCGCATCGGCCGGCGTCTCGACAACGCATTTCCAGGGCCGGAACGCATGGATCACGCGGCTCGGCCAATCGACAACGAGGCCCGCGTGCGAAAAGGATTTGCCGAATTGCCACACGACCACGTCGCCGGGCTTGGGCGTGTCCGTGAGCCGACCTCCGTTGTCCACGATGGTCTGGCACAAGCGCTCGGCGTCGACGTGCAGCATGAAGTCGACGGGATAGTCCGGCACGGCAAAATCCGGCAAGACTCCCGCGCCCACATAGCAGGCTTTGATGAGCTGGGCACAATCGACGCCGGCACCGCGCACGCTGGCGTTGTGATGCCAGGGCGTGCGGAGCCATGCCCGCGCCTCGGCGATGATCGCAGCGCGCGCTGCTTGCTCGGTCATAGCGCAGTCTCCGGCGAGGGCACCAGCGGAAAGCCCTTGAAGCGCCCCCCGAAGCGGGCCGTGCAGGTTGCACGGGTCTTGTCGCAGCCCTTGTAAACCGTGAACGTGTCGCCCACTGCCGGCGCGTCGACGAACGGATACGACAGCAAAAGCTGCCCGGCGGTGTGCGCCTTGACCGTGCGACGCACCCCGGCATTGACGCCCGCCACGCCGATGATTTCGCCCAGGTCATACACCCCGGCACCGGTCACGCCGCACAAGATCAAACTGCGCGTGCTGCCGGCACTTGCCGTCACCGCCAGGGCGTGGGCCGACTTTGTGACCCCACATCCCGCGCTATAGAGCGACCACAAACAGCCCGGCTGATACACGTTGAGGGGGAATTGCGTATCCAACAATTCCGTGTGCGCCTTGACCGTGTAATGCGCCGACTTGCTCAGGATTTCGGCATCGCTCAAACGCCCTTCGAAAACATGCACCGTGCCTTTGATGCCGGCAGCGGGATCGTCCGTGATGGCCCGTTCTATTTTCAGTTCGGCACCATCCAATGCCCCCCGCCGGGCCGCTTGCAGTAGCGGCAGGCCGAGGACGGTAATGTCATCGGTGGCATAGATCGTGACATCCACCGTGGGCACGCCCATCCCGATACTCGTTTTGACCGCGCTCCGCTCGATGATCGGGCCGGGCGTCCAGGTGGTCGCACCGTAGATGATGGCGACGTCGGCCGCTGCCCACCGATACGTGGTGCCCCCAATCAATTTGAGGGTGTAAAGCTCGACCATGTAAACCGCATTGACGGATTGCAGTAGCGTGGCCACCGCCGCATTGACTGATTTCACGAATCCCCCTTTACCGTCTTGAGCGTCACTGTTTTTGCCGACCACAAATCCCGCAAAAACTGCTCGAACTCGGTTTCGTCGCGCTCGAAGCGAACGCGCTTGTAGAACTGCCCGGACCATGTGATCGTCGCGCCCGCTGCCGGCGCGACGGCAAACGTGAGCAGGCCGGAGGCGATGGAATAGTCCGCACCCGCCGCCTTCGTCACACCCGCGACCTTGACCACCGGCGGAGAAACAAAGCTCAGCACGGGCTCGCCAAACCCGCCGAGGCTGCGGTAAACGGCGAATGTGGCCTGTGCCCCGGTTCCGGTGCCAATGGCTTGATCGGCAACGGTGTTGTCGTCCGGATCGAGCCATAGGAACGATTCCCACGACCCACGCCGGGCATTGAAGAAGCCAATCAAGGTTTGCAGCTCGGCATAGCCGCCACCGGCCCGCAAAAACTCGTAAGCCAATGTGATGCGGTATCGCGGGTAGGTCATCGAGGACCACCGCAATTCTTGCCCGCTGACGGACTCCTGCACTTCGGTGCGCCAGATCGGTGCCTTACGGACGCCCCAGGCGAGGCCCGGCAAGGCCGGAAAGACTGCATTGCCCATGCCTCACCCTTTGTAAAAATTGCGGTACGCGCCCGCCATCGCCTTGGTGACCGTGCCGCCGCGCGACAGCTCGCGGATCATGTCCCGCGGTGCAAACGTCTGCACATTCAAAACCGGCGCAAACGCACCGTTGCCAGCGCCAGCCTGCCCACCGTTGTCGGCCAGGTCGCGAATCACGTCGGCATGCTTGGCCGGCAAGATCATTTCTCGGGCGTGGGCTTGAACCATGGGATTGACCCCAGCCGGGATGTCGTAGCCACCGGACGCGGATTTGATGCCGCTTGTCGCCCCCATGACCATTGCCAGCGTCGCAGCGAATACGCCGGCCGCCATCGCCCAACCCACGAAGGGGATCGCCGAGACTGACGCGGCGGCGCCGGATGCTGCTTCGGCGGCATTTGCGCCGACAACGGCCGTTGCTTCGGTCGCCTTGGTGCCGGCGACGGCGGAGGATGCGGCCCCTTGCTCCGCAACCTGCTCGCCCATCAGCATTTTTTCGAGGGTTGCCAAACCCAACCGCTGCACGGCCCACTTGGCGACAAGCTGCCCGAGGGTCTGGGTAACCACCTGCATGGTGTTTGTGAATAGGCCACGCATCAGCCCGCTGAGGGTCATCTGCCCTTGCGCCATCTTGGCGAGCAGAGAGCCCCACCCGCTTTCCATCGACTTGAGCATGCCGCCGAAGCCCTTGTCGGCCTCAATGTTGGTTTGACTGCGCAGCTGCGCCATGCGCTGGTTGTGCTGCAATTCGGCCTGCTCGATTTGCCGATTGGCTTGGTCGCGAGCGACCGGGTCTTTGTCGGGATCGATCAGCGCCAGACGCTCCTGCAAGGCCTGCGCCTTGATTTCATAAAGACGCTGCTCGAATTGTTGTTCGGCCAGCAGGGACTGCTCGCGGGTCATCTCACCCAGACCGACACGCTCCTGCATGGCGATGCGTTCGAGCTCGATGCCGGCGACGGCCTGCTCACGCCGGGCATCGGCTGCACTGGCCTCAAGCGCCTGCGACTGTGCGACGAAGGCCCGATGCTCGGCGAGCACCTCGGCGTAGGCCTTTTTCGCCTCCTTGCTTTGGTCGCCATACTTCGAGACGGTTTCGGCATAGGACTGCGCTGCCAAGGCACTACGCTCGGCGTAGTTCTTGCCGGCCTCGTCGCGCTCTGCCTTGAGAGCTTCCATGCGCGCCTCGAAGGCTTGCTTGTCGAGCGCCAGCCCATCTTCTGCAACCTTCTTGCGGATGGCGAGTAGCTCTTTGTGCGTGAGTCCGCCGCGGGAAAGGATGTCCTGCCAGTAAGCCATTTCTTCGGCTTTGCTCATCTGCCGGAAGCTGCCCTCGGCCCGAGCACGCTCGGCGATGGCGAGCTTCTGTTCGGCCAGCTCGGCCTCCCACTGCCCCATGCGGTCTTCGGTCTTTCCGCCCTTCTTTTCGCTCCCCTTACCAAACTCGCCCATGGTCTTTCCGCCGCCCTTCGGCGCCGCTACGGCCGTACCCTTACCCCAGATACGCCCCATGTCTCCGCCCCACGCGTCGGACGCCTCAGAAAATGCATCCCTACCGGCGGCGACGACATTACGGATGCCCTGCGCGTAGCGGCCTTTCATTTTGTCCCACGCGTCCGATGCGCCTTGGAAGTCACCGGAAAGCAGCTTCGAAAGCAATTCGGACAGGTTGCCGAGCTGGTCGACGGTGGTGCTGATCATCTCGAAGATGACCACCGACACCGTCTTGACGGTGGCCTGCAAACCTCGGAAAACTAGCGTCAGAGCGCTGAGCGCTCCGCGGAAGATGGCCACAAATTGCGGACCGGCTTCCGAAAAGAGATTGCCGAGCTGGGTGAAGATCGGCATCACCGCCTGACCGATCACGTTCTTGACCGCGAGCAGTACGTCGCCGACGTCGTTCATCGCGGCCTTGTAAGCCTTGGAAGACTCGACGCCTTCCTTGGTTACAGTCAGACCGAGTTCTTCATTCTTCTTGCGGGCGTCCTCGATTACCTGATTGTTGAGCTTCTGCAGCTTCATGACGTCTTCGACGCCCTTGCCGAAGAGGGTTTGCGCTGCGGTGGTTTGATCGAGGCCGGGCTTGTATTCGCCAACCTTTTGCACCGCTTCCTGAAAGAGCGTGTTGCTGTCGCGCAGGTTGCCGTTGGCGTCACGGGTCTGAAGCCCCATGGACTTGAGCCCGTCCTCGTTGGTGCGAAGCTGCTTGGCGAACTTGTCGAAGGCACTGATGTACGTGTCGGAATCCGAACCGATATCGCCCAGTGCAGTATTCAGGGCCGATGCATCCTCGGCGGTCATCCCGAGGCGCTTGGACAGGTTCATCGTTTCGCCTGTCAGCTTGTTGGCCTCGGCGATGGCATCCTTGAAAAAGCTGCCACCGGCCACGATTGCGGCAAGGACGACAAGCTGTTTCTGCACTGCCTCGAAGGCTTTGCCCACCCCTTCGAGCTGGCTCTTGATGTGGGCCGTGGCCTGCGTTGTCGCAGACGCGCACCCTTCCATCGCCTTTACGAACTGAGCATTCTCGGCGGTGATTTCATAGCCGACGCTCTTGGTACTGTCACCCATGATCGGGCTCCTTGTTCTGGCTGGCATCCCACGCGGAGGTGTCGAGCGCAAGCGCGCCCGTCGCGACGGGCATTGAGTTCATAAGGGTTTGCAGCTCTCGCTCCTGCTCCGGCGTGCGAGGCGCGCCGGCGTGCTGGGAGGGCTGTTAATCGAGATAGGCCGCCACCAGGTGATGCACGGGCGGGTGTTGGCGCCATTCGGCGTTAAGGGCGTCGAGCGTAGGCAGATCGACGTGATTGCGGACGTAGTCCCACGTCCACCCGGTGTTGGCGCAGACGTGGGCATACAGGCGGGGCCAGTTCAGTCCGGCTTCGGGTCCGCCGCCGCTTTTTTTTGGTTCTTCGCGCGATTTGGGGAAAGTAGTGGTTGACGGGTCGGAGGTTGGTAGATTGGCAGTCGCCAAACAAACCGATCCCCATCCTCTTCCCCGTCATGCGAGATGCTATGTTGGGCATGGT